GGCTCGCAAGAAGGTTCTGGCTCATGCGGAAAAGCTGGTGGGCGATGGATCGCTTCCGCCGGCTTCACTGAAGCGACTGCAAGAACTGGCCGGATCTGAGGGCCAGTCGAAGGCGGGGAGTCCGCCTGCTGCAAGGAAGGCTGCTGTCGCTGCGTCGTGATGGATCACACACCGCAGGTGGGGGCGGACCTCCAGTGAGCTGCGCCGGCCAGCTTCCCTACCAGCCGGCTCTTTCAAACCATGACACGAATACTCAGAGAATATCAAACCGATCAGTGTCGCGGCGTCATCGACGCTGCACGCAAGGGCGAGCGCCGCATCACGGTCTGTTCACCCACAGGCACCGGCAAGACGGAAGTCATTGCCGAGCTGTGCCGCTTGGCGAAGTACCCGCTGGTCATGGCTCCGCTTGTGGACGTCATGAAGCAGACGGCTCGTCGCCTTGAGTCGCGCCTTCAGGAGTCAGTGGACATTGAGCAGGGGGCCAGCTTTGCTGAGTCCATCGAAGGTCTACGCAGCCGCATCATCGTCGGCAGCCGCGACAGCCTGCTCTCGCGCCGACGCTTCTCTCTGCGTGCCTACGACCGAGTCACTCTGGTGATGGTGGACGAGTGCCACATCGGCATGACTGCCCGCATGCAGACAATGCTGGAACACTACGAGAAGAACGGGGCGACCATCGTTGGGTTCAGCGCCACCCCATACAAGGGCAAGGGCAAGGCCCTGAACTACTGGCGTCGGCCTCAGGTGGTGTACACGCTGCGTCAGGCTTTGGATGACTGCTATCTGGTGCCGCCCAGATGCTTTCTGTCTGAGGCCAAGTCGTTCGACATGACGCTGGTCGATGAGGTTGCAGGCGAATGGAACAAGCAGCAGCTGGCGGCAGTGCTCACCGCAGAGCACTGCGCTCAGGAAGTGTCGAGCCTGGTGCTCTCCACCTACAAGCAGATGCCGAGCGTTGTCTACGCAGCCAACGTGCAGCAGGCCGAGAACCTTACGGAGATGTTCAGCCGCTACGGGATGGCGGTCTCGTTGGTGCACAGCAAGCAGCACCCAGAGAAGCGTGCCGCCAACATGAAGGCATTCATGGACGGCGACTCCAAGATCATCGTCAACGTCGGCATCTTGTCGTGCGGCTGGGATCACCCGGAGCTGATGAACGTGTACATGGCGGCGCCCTGCAAGTCGCTGTCGCGGTACGAACAGCGCATTGGTCGCGGCATGCGATCGCTGACTGGCGTGTTGCAGCACGGCATGAATCTGGAAGAGCGCCGTGCAGCGCTGGCCGCATCCGCAAAGCCGCACTTCAACCTGTACGACATCACTGGATCTAGCGGCGCCCACCAGCTGCGCAGCGTGTTCGACGTTCTTGACGCCGCAGCCCGCACTAATCCAGTCCGCAGGGCCAGGCTTACTTCGTCACTCACAGAGGCCGGCGTCGACCCAATGGAGGCGATCCGTGAGCTGGACGCGATCGAGCAGGAAGAGGCTGTGGCAAAGGCTGAGGCGCTCAGGGAGAAGCGCAAGGGCCTGATTGTCGGCGTCACGTTCGATCACAAGTCTCGCGACCTGTTCGACAAGCCAATCAACGGCGGTCGCGGGTGGCGGATGCAGTACGGAAAGTACAAGGGCGAGCGCATTTCTGCACTGCCCATCGACTACCTGCGTTACGTGCACACCACGCAGCGCAAGGACACACCGTTCAAGCACGCTGTTGCCAGAGAGATCTCCAGCAGGGAGGGCAAGCAGCAGGCTAGTTGATTGCAGTGCGCTGTTCATTTTCTCGTTCCGGTCAGCGCGTCGAAATGAAAACGGTCGAGCCTAAACAAACCACCCTGAACTTGATCGGGTGGGCAAGTGGTGATCAGCACGAAATCCGGGCAACGGGCAGGTACTGGATCCTGCCATGCCGGCCGAAAGGCACGCATGACACGCGACGTCCCGGTGGTATCGCTGAGAGGGGCCGAATAAGGCTGACACCGCTACCTCACGGATGGGGTAGCTGAGCGGGGACAGGCCCTTCTCAGCACGGATGCGGTGTAGACACATCTAACTAACGGGGGGTTGGGCATGGGGGCATTCATATCAAGAGCGCTGTCGTCTTGGCTGAAGAGCGGCAAGCATTTGCTGGCGGCTGCGCGCGCAATGGACGAGCTGGCTGATGGCGACTACGGGATTGTGCAGGTGGAGGAGCTTGAGTCTGAAGAAGAGAACGCACCTCAGGTGTTCATCGCAGGCGCGGTCTTCCACTCAGAAGAAGATGCTGAGGCATTTGTTGAGGCAATGATCACTCTGTCCGAACTCGCAGCGGAGGCTGAATGAATGGCAAAGAAGAACTCTCACTGTTCGCAGACATGTACGGTTTCTGCGGGGTGTGCTGGTCGCGGGTGTCACTGGCAATTCACCACCTGCAGCAGGGAGCAGGAAGGGTGCACGACAGAAGAAACCTCTTGCGGCTCTGCAACGGATGCCATGAAGGACTTCACTTTGGAGGAATGCGAAACCTCTCAAAAGGCCACTGCCTCACAGCCAAGCGAGAGGTTGACGACCAGCACTACGACCCGGAGTACCTGGCTCAGCTCCGTCGCAAGGCGCATCTGGGCTATGGCCCGCTGCCCTATCCCGACTGGGTGGCGCTTGAACGATGGAAGAACGGAACACCAGAGGAACTAATCAAGATGGCTATCAACAGCAGGAACAAAGGCAAGGTCGGCGAGCTGGAAGCGGCCGCAGAGTTGAACACACTCTGCCCGAAAGCCCAAGCCAGAAGGTCGCAGCAACACAGCGGAACGGAGTCAGCGTCTGACCTGATTGCTCCTGGACTCCCGATGCTCTGGCTGGAAGTCAAAAGAGTCCAGCGCCTCAACCTTGACGCCGTGATGGAGAAGTCTGTGGAGCAGTGCGGTGGCCTGCGCCCAGTGCTGCTCAGCCGGCGCAACAGAGGCGAGTGGTTGATCACGTTCCGGCTGAAGGATTGTGCGGAGGTCTGCAGTCAGATCTTGGAGGCCATGTGAAATGTCGCCCGACGAAAGCGCTGGGCATCCGGGACTCTATCCCGGAGCGCCAGACGAGTACCTGCCGGACGACGAAGTCGAGGGCGGTGGACTGCCCGACGACGATGGTTGGATCAGCGTGCGACGAAAGGATTCCAATGAACGTAGTTCTGGAGTGGTACGAGATCGACCTGGCAAGCGACGTCGGACGAAGGCGAAACGTCGAAGCAATAAGAAAAAAATGCGTCCGAAGCGTCGTCGCAACTGACGAGTGGACGTCGCACATTCTTGGCGCTCTTGGAGAGCTGGCTTTCTGCAAGGCGACTGGCAGGTACTGGTGCGGCGGAGTCAACACCTTCAAGGGTCCGGACGTTGGGCTTTCAATTCAGGTGAGGACTCGCAGCAAGCACACGCAGGACATGATCGTCCGACCGAAGGACGGAGACGACGACGTGTTCGTGCTTGTCACCGGCGGGCCGGCTGAGTTCATGCTGCATGGATGGATGATGGGGAAGGAGGCTAAGCAGGAGAAGTACCTGAGCAATCCGGGAGGCTACGGCACAGCGTACTTCGTGCCGGCCAGTGAACTGCATCCGATGTCCAAGTTTCCGGAGGGAGTCTGATGAACAAGACAACAATGCAAACGTACACCGGCGCGCTCATAGACCTGCAGTCTTTCAGCCCTGACGACGTTCGTCTGCCTGACATAGCTCACGCTCTGTCTCTGATCAACAGATACACGGGGCACACGCTGCTGCCGTATTCAGTGGCTCAGCACAGCGTGGTGGTTAGTCAGATATGTGCGCCAGAGCATGCGCTGTGGGGGCTGCTGCATGATGCAAGCGAAGCGTATCTCGGGGATGTGGCAAGCCCGCTCAAGCACATGCTGCCGCAATACAAAACGCTTGAACAGCATGTGCAAAGGCAGATCGCAAAGAGGTTTGGGTTGGCGTGGCCGATGCCTGACGAAGTGCATGAGGCAGACCTGCGTGCACTGATGGCAGAGAAGGATTGGCTGATGGCAGTAGATCACGACTGGGGGATCGATGTCGCGCCGGTGACAGTGCCTAAGGTGGCGATGTCATGGCACGACGCAAAGGCCGCTTTCGAGAAGAGAGCAAAGGAGTTGTTGTCATGAAGGTGAAGGAAGGAAGCAGAGTTCTGTATGACACTGGGGCGCAGAGGTCATCGGACGCAGAGCATACGCGCTACGACCTGATCTCTCCGATAGGCCTGGCTGCCGTTGCCAGAGCTTGCGCAGAAGGCGCAGAGAAATATTCGGCATTCAACTGGGAGAAGGGGATGGCAGCGACCGACATGCTGAACCATGCCATCCGACATCTCTACATGTTTCTTGGCGGGGACCGCAGCGAAGATCATCTGGGCCATGCCGCCTGGAATGTAATTGGTGCAATCCATTCATTGGAAGTGTGGCCGGAACTGAACGACGGAACCTTGAGGACTGGCTTCTGCCAAGCGCCAACAGATGATTGCGATTCCTGAAGAGTCCTACGACGACGACCAGATCTACGACGACCCAGAGGTGGGCTGGCGGAGGTTCTGCTGCAGCGTGCTGGTTCGCACGTTGGAGAACATCCGCCAGCTCTGCTCTGATCATGAGCGCAGGGGG